AGTTTTCATAAAGTAGTTGATTTTAGTACGCAAATGTACACATTTTTTATGAGACTCCGCTTACATATAAAGAGAAACTATCGTGGAACGGAAATTTCTCGCAGCCGATGTAGAGGGTGTCGAAGGCGTCGGTGCCGTCGGTGCGGTGCTCGAGGAGGGCTTCTTCGCTCTCGGCGAGTTTTTCGCCTGACTTGTCTTTGCGAAAACCGTTGCGCCCGCGGCTGACTCCTGCCGACTGGATGGCAAGGATAAGGTCTTCATTGTTGGAGCGGTTAAATAACGGTATGAGGCGCTGCTTGCCGGCGAAGCCCTGGTTGATGAGAAGATACTTTTCATCGTGGCGCATCGGGTTGCCGAGATAGACCGGTTCCACTTGCCAACCATGTTTTTCAAATTCGTGGATTACTACCCAGCGAAAATCTTGCTCGTTTACGGCATAGTTAGAGCCGAGAGCGGTGGCATCGTAATAAAACACTACGGTTTTGTTGCGATGGTCGCGGTAGTAGTCGCAAAAGTCGGCAACGAGTGCCGGGATTTTGTGCTCGAATTTCACGTAGAAAGATTTGATGACGTTGAGACGGCGTTCACGCGGTTGCCCCGCAACAATCCAGTTGATATTTGCATTGTAGTCCATACCGATGCAAATTGGAGCGTCGGGGTCAACGTCGCTGTCGCTTGTTGAGTTAAGAGTTGAGAGTGAAGAGTTAAGAGGGCTGTCAGCAAACTTCTTAAACTCGGCGTCGAGGGTGTCAAAGTTGCTTGCATCGTACTTATGAGCTTCGCGCATCGACGAATAAAAACCGTCTTTGGCTATTCCGATCCTCTGACAAAGGATAGAGGTTTGGAATGTCAAAGGTGTGAGGTCGCGCTTCATCTGCTTGATGTAGTTTTCACCAAGCAGTTGCAGGTTTTCTATTGAGGAGTATTCCTTATAGTAAACCGCTACGGAGCGCATCTTATTGAGGTTAGTGTCGAGGCGACGGAGGTAGCCTTTCAGATACTCGGGAACGGTTTCGCCACGATTATTGAGTTGGCGGATCCGTTCCTTGGTGCGCCAGATTTCATAGACCGTACCCTCAATAGTTTTTATCAGTTCGGCATCCATCTTGTCGCGATAGTGCAAGAACCATGAGCCGCGCTGCGTCTGCGGCATATCGCTCAATATCATGATTGAGTGATTGAACGAGTGATGCCCGAAGTAAGATTTAATACCGCCGTTGGCAGGAAGCGTTTCATCTTTTAGCTTTTGATAGTCAATGAACTTGGCTTCATCGACGAGCAGCCACGAGAGAGTCAACGAGTTTGACGAGCCGGGGCGGTCTTGCGAGATGATGATGGCGCAAGAGCCGTTGTAAAACGAAATGACGTGTTCATAGTCGCTCGGTTGGATTATAGGTTGCTTGAACGATTTGGGCGGTTTCCGACCAATCACGTAATGCACACCGTTTAGAAATCCCCAACGTTTCCAAGCAGCGAGCAACCCCGGGATGGTGTTTGTCAGACCGTGTTTGAAAGTCGGCACACAGATGCCGCCTGTGCTGCCCGGCATACGCTGCATATTGCGGAGCACGAAAGGCGCGGCGATGGAGTCCGTCTTACCGGTACGACGGCCGGCAACGATAACGGTGGTGTTGGCGCCGATGAGTTGCGTCAGTCGCTGCGGCTTGTTGAAATATATGCGTTTGTCACTCATGGAAAAAAGTTGTAACTTTGCTTTAGATATTCATTTTGTGTTACTGTCCGATTGGTAACGAACGGCCATAAAAGCGTTAATGCAAAATGAATGTTTAGGCTATGCTTTCCGGAAAGTGTAGCCGTTTTTTTATTCGTCGGTTTCCGAAGAATTAGAATTTGCAGGAAATAGTGTATCCAGTTCGAGGTCAACTTCCTCGAATTGAACATCCTCAATATCAATGGTCTCGGCACGATACTTTTGTATCATAGCCGAGATTTTTTCTTGTATATTGGGGATAGGTTCGATGCCGAGAACACGTGGGTCGTCGGTAGCAGTGAACGGTTGCGGCACAATCATGTCGTATGGCATGGCTTGTTCATCCTCCAAGTCAACGCGGTTGTGCTTGGCATAGGATGACGCCGCCCGTTCCATGGTCTTCGTGTCCTTGCGCTTCTCCGCCATCTTGTAAGTGGCGAGAATCATCTCATTGTATCGCCAGCGGTGGAAATCGCGGCTTGCGGTGGCAAGTGTAGGCAGAAGCGTTTTGCATATTGCAAGATCGCTGTAAGCCGTAACACGAGAAATGGGATGGCGTTGCATGACCTCGGCAACGAACTCACGGTCGGTTGCGTCGGGGTTAGAGATGAACCAGTTGTACATCTCACGCACACGCAACACCTTCTCCACAATGATTTGCGGATAGCGCTGCGCAAGCTCGTCCTCTTTTGTGAAGAGGTCGGCACGGCAAACTTCTATGGCACTTGGTGTTGACATAAGAAAATTAATTTGTAAATTTGCGTCGTCTATGGGGAAGTTCGCGCTCCCACCAGTTGTCGGACGTATGACTGGCAACCCCCTTAGAAGTTCCGACAGTACTATGCCCTAATGCGCGTGTGGGATAGGCTTTTGAGATGCCACGAGATTAAAGGCTTATTGCGGAAGTAAGGATGGCTACCTGCTTGACTGATGGAGGACGCGCCGACCTCCGGCTCTCAAAACAAAACTCCGAGGAATAGCCAAAGCTGTTAGTTGGACGTAATACAGCGACCATTGCAGAAAATCCAGCTATACTGCAATCAAAGGAGTTTAGAGATGGGTCCGTGAGGCTTAAACGCTGCGGTTTGAAGCCCATCTCTTTTTTTATTCGTCATCTTCCATGTCGAGAAGGTTGCGATGGGCATTTTCGATGGCGAGTGGAGAGCCAACTTGGGCAAGCATCATCTCCTGAGAGTGAAGCTTGACCTTCGATGCGGCTTTGCCCCGTCGATAGGCTTTCGACACGTCGGTTGTGCGGTCAGCTATGTCTGAACGCAGCACATCAGCCGGAATATCAAGTATTACGGCGATGTCGCTTATCTTCAAATAGATGGCAGCAAACTTTTCAATCTGTTGTAATACGGTCTCTGAATAAGTCATTTAGCGGAACGGAATGATTGGTGATTAAATCGTTGACTTGTGCAAAAAGATTGTCGAAAATAGCCGGGTCGGTGCTGATGAAAGCAGACTCGGCACGGTTGCCTCGGGTAAGGTTCTGCGAGGTAACAACGGCAACCTTGGTGCCGTTCTCGCCCTTAACCAGAAGGATTTTCGAGTGGTTGTCAGCCAAATAAGTGCGCTCAATAACTTGGATGATGAAGCTCCAAAGTTTGAGAGTCTTGTTGGTTGCCTTATGGTCGAGTACAAGATTAATGCGGCTGACCTTTTTGTCGCGAGTGATGAAATAAAGTCTGCGAAGGAACTCTTCGGAGATGGAGAAAGATGTTTGCCAGATTTCAGCTACACCCACTTGCGCCAATATCCACTCCAGTACGTCGGCAACTTGTAGAGCTGTTGAAAGGTACGCCTGAAACGGTTTCTGAGATAGCGGTTTCAGAATGTCAGATATTGAAGCAGTTCGTTGCATTATGACTTAGCGGCTTTCTTCGATTTGGCTTTCGATTTCGTCGAAACGGGCGTGGCGGAGGCATCAGCCGAGGGGTTGGAAGAAATGACGTAATGGTCATACGCCTCCCAGTTGGCGTGTAACTTCTTGTCGAGTTCTATAAGTTCTTTGAGGAACGGATAGCGCTCGCTGTCGGGGCAAGTCGAGTCTTCGGTTGACATTGTGCGAAGCCGAAGATGCAGCTCGCGCATACGTTGCAGAAGCGATAGGTTCTCAACGTACTTCGCCTGAATATCCTCCGGAAGTTGGTCGTGGTCTGAACGTTTACCCTTTTGGGGCTCCTCGTCAGCCTTTGCTGCGAGAGGAATGTGTTCAGCCACAATTTCCTCGACTTGGGTTTCCATCTCAACGACCTGCGCATGGGTTAACTCCTGCACACGGAAGTTGTAATACTTTTGAAGCTGATACTCGATAAAGTCCTTGCGCTTATCGAGAGCCGCGATGATGTTGCGGTACATGATGGCATTGCCACTCAGTTTCAGGAGGTAGAGAGCGCCGACGCTGTAGTCACGCTCATCGGCGGCTGTCTCCAGCCATTTGCCTATAAGTTCAGTGAATTTGTGATCCATGACTAATTATCTTTGTCTTAAACAAATTTAATTTGTATCTTTGGCATCTTAAAAGACAAAAAACGCTTAATATGGACATAATTCTTTTAATTTTGATATTTTGGGTACTGCCGATATATTTTATTATTAATGCAGAAAATTCGATGAGAAGATCTGCAAAAGGCCAGTTTAAGTATTCCGTAGGCAATCTTTTCTATTCTTTTGGAAAAATGAATATGAAACTTGGCAGAAGAATAGCTGAGACAAAAAAAGAGAGAAAACTACGGGAAGCGCATAATGTTATTACACGATATAATAGTATGCTATTTTTTGCGTATTTCCGCGATTTCTATAATTATGACAAAGACCGAACTATCAAATTTCTACGCGAAAGAATAGACATTAATCAAGTCAAATCTGCGTTAGATATTCTAGAACTGTCATATACATATTGGGAACAAGTAGCATCTAAATTATATTATTGGGGTATTATAGTGAAACTTTCCAGATATAAAATAGAACATAAGCAGTACATTGAATATACAAGAAATAGTAAAGAGAATAGATTACATTGCATCAACTCTGATAAATTGATTAAAGAGGCATTAGATTATTTCAATATTTCAGAATACGATTGGATTGAATATGGAGATGCAGTAATATCCATGAATGATATTGATTTTGCCAATGATATTCGACATATTGCCGACTTGAATCAGTTCAATATGTGGGGAAGCAATGATTCAATCGAGCTTATTCAATATAGGGACTACAAATCTAATGATTATAAAGATTGGAAGACTCTACGTTAGAGTTTGTTGTTTATCCCGGTAAAGAACACGAGGTTTTTGCCGAGAGGTTCGAGAAGATTTTTCATTGATATCATTGTGGCGCCGGTGGTAACAAAATCGTCGAAAACGATGATGTTGCTTTCGGTAGGCGGTTGTGCGCCAAAGGAGAACACCGCCCCGACACGATGCTTGGAGTGGCACTGCGCCACATCCTCGTAAAACGGAATGTGCAATATCTCACCGATTTGAGCTGCAATGAGCGAAGCAAAATTGTGAGTCTTGTGTCGTCGCTTCGGTGACGTAACAATGCACCAGTCGCCTGAGGCGAGCGAGTGCCCGAGTACCTGACCGATAAGATTGGCGACACCTGTGGCGAACCGCTCAATCATATAGTCATCAGCCTTAATCTCCGTGAGAGTGCGACCGTAGAGCGACTTCTTCCAGAGCGATATGATGCCGAAAGATGGATGGCGATAAGAGATGCGCACCTTGTTTGGGGCGAAGTCGCAACGCGCTTCAATAGCATTACCCTCGTGCCATGCCTTATGCTTCTTTTCGGCAAAAAGGTCGGACTCTTTAGGTTTGGATACTACAACGTCAAGTTCGGGAACTTCGAGAGCAGGAACAGAGATGTCGTTAAGCAACTCGTTCAAGTCAATCGCTCCGGACTTGACGTTATCACACATGGTTTTCAGGATTAAGCGGCACTGCAATCAATGTCCCCGTCTTCGGTGGCAAGCGTGCCAACGTAGAAAGGAGCCGGCACTTCGTCGGTAGCCTCGGCATTGATTGTGGTGGAAGTTGTACCGGTTGCGCCTTGACCGAGGTCTTGCGCCACGGTAGACTTAGTGAGCCATTTTTCAGAACCGACAACACGATACTTGTCTTTCATGTCTTGGACTACAAAGACGTTATCGTTGTTGTTGATGTAAGCAGCGGCAGCAGAAGCTTCCTCGCCCACGCCGGGGTGAACGGCAACCAACTTGTTGAGTTGGGTTTGGCTTGGGAGTTCACCCTGAGCTTCGGAAGTGAGTTGCGATTTGTCGGGCAATATGTCGATATATTGCCACTTGGCATCAGCCTTCAATTCAAAATCGCCGGAGAGCACAGCCGAAGTCGGGCGACCTTTAGTGTCGCGAGGGAGCGTCGGCCATTTTACAATCTGCCCTTTGGAGATGTAGTAAATGCGGCGTCTCACCCCCGGCAGCTCGGGGGTGCCTTGGCACCACGCGAGCGACTTCTGAAGGCTTGAACAGGTGGTTGTGGTAGTCGTAGCCAT